TGCAAGTTCTGTTTGCAAACTTTTGATACTCATTGCCAGTCATTTTTGTTCTCCTTTTGCTTTAATATTTTATAAAATGCTTTCGCAAACACTTTTCACAGACATAAACATCTTTATAGCCTATAGGTAATTTGTCCTCATCTTCATAAATTGCAAGTTTATGCTTAAGTTTCCACTCATGTCTGCAAAACAATTTTCTGATAATTTCTACTACCATTCAACTACTCCTCAAATCAATCTTGCTAAATGCCAGCCTTTAGTCAAAATATATGTCACGGTAGGCGCTGAACCGGTTTTGTCAAAGTTCCAATCAACTATGTGATTGTGTATCAAGTAAATGTTTCTCACGATATGTTTTACCGGTACATCTCTTTTCATTACTGTAAATAAATCTTTTACCGTATATTCTTTCATATGCTACCTCTTTGATTCTTTACCAGCATTGTATATCCAACATAAAATTTCATATGCTTTCCAAGCAAGCTCTGTAATAACTAAGGCTTTTATCCATACAGGACAACCGATTATAAAAATTAAATATAATAGCGCTATCGTACTTAACATATAAATCTCCTTTTCGCCATTTTTGTTTTTTGAGAATATTTGAGGGACTAAGTGGGGCGAATTTTTCAGCTCTGTCAGAGGGGGACCCCCTGCCGTTGGTGACGGCATCCCGCTTTTTTTAACTCTTTGATAAACTATTGTTTATCTTAAAGTTTATCAAAATTCGCACAACATCTAGTGGTTTTTATCCTCAATAACCACTACATGTTGTGGTATTGTGTCAAGTCTTGGAAGCTCTGCTGCTGTCTTTTGTTCGACTTGCTGTACATGAAGCTTGCCATCCTCTCGCCATCCCTTTTTATGATTGAGAGCTGCAAGTGCTCCGGTCGGATTCCTGAGTGAGAGCGCTTTAGACATCAAAGCCTCTTCCTCGCTATCATAAAGATTTTGCAAAAATTCTGAACCCGACTTACTTAGTACAATGCTATCTTTCTTCCATCTGCATATAGTATCTGCTGTGATACCTGTCATATATACAAAACCCTGTTGAGTAGGTATTTTATCATATAGCATACACTCATATATATATATATCACATACATGCTTTACTTTCTCTAAATCATATGCATTGCAGTTACTTTGATTTAAATTACTGTACTGATTGTCGTAATCATTACTTCTATAACCGTCAGGAGGTGTAGTCATTTTAAGCATTTTATTGTTTTTAAATACATGCTTTTGAACATACATTAACGCAGAACTCCACACGTTTTGTGATTCGCTTCTCATGTCCTCTATGCCTTGTTCTTCAAGAAAAAGCTGTAAATATTTATCTACATCATTTTCAAAAACATCTATATTTTGCTCTACATCCTTCACCATCTTCTCACCTCCAGTATTGTTATATAAATAAAAAAGCACCTGAAAAGATACTATACATGGCATATACGCTATATATGTTTATATCTATCAAGTGCAAATCTGCTAAGTTATTTAATTTATGCATCTACTATACAGCTAAATGCAACTACTGTCAATACCCTAAATATATTTTTTGCTTTATATATAATCTATCTAATGGCTATATGTATGTATATAATTTACTGTATTGGTTTATAATATACTGTACTGACTGTATTTATATATATATTTATGCTTAATATACTTTACTGGCTAATACTATATTTTTATCTAAGAGTTTAATTCTTTGATATAACAGTAACAGTAACAGAAACAGATGCTTGTATAGGGTATCGAAAAACTCAAAAATCTGTATAATTATAGCATAATATTTGTGATAACTGCACAAAATAAAATAGTATGTATCACTATTTACTTGTTAAAAATGCAATACAAAAATACTGTTTTTAAAAATATACAGAAATTCGAGTTCGTGTTTGTAAAATTATACAGAAACTAGACTAGATTTATACAGATTTTCGAGTAACGGCATATACCCTATCCGTAACTCAATTTTCTGTATTATTATAAAATAGAACTGCATGAAAAAAGCGGCTATATCTCAAGCCGCTAAAATATCGTTTTTTTATTTGACAAATTCCCAGACTGCCCTATTCGAGCAGTCGTAAATCCGCCCATCTTCTTTCAAGATGCCAGTTCCGAAGCGGCATCTTTCGCCACCGCCGATATGGATAACCTCAATGTCGGCTAGCGACTGTTCAGAGAAGTGCCCGTCACTTTCTGAGACGATGTGAGCGACCCACTCGCCGCCCCTCTCCATTCCACTAATCTGTCTCAGATTAGCAGAAATCCAGCCCCTTTTCACTTCATGCGCCTTTTCAGATGCAAGAAGCGACTGGAGCACTTCCGGCTGTGCGACCGCAAGGTCAAAGCTGTCCCGCAGCTCCTCAACCTTGCCAGTTCTAGAGTTTTCAAAAACTCCGTCGCTGAGCTGTCCCAGCAACTCAGTCTCGCACTGCTCCGCTGTTGAGGCGGTGATGCGTACAATGCTATACGCATGAGTTCCCGTTGCGTCAGCATTGTACACGCTGACTTTTGCCCCACTCTCTGTCTCAAAATCCCAAGACGGAGCGAAGGACTCCCTCTGTCTGTGTCCGTCCTGTCCCCAAACTTTCCACGTTCTCGCTCTCATATTTTCCACCATCCAGCCACTTGGCTGCCTTTCTTTATTTGATATACTTATTATACATCTTTGTGCCTTATATGTCAATAGTTTTTTTGTGCCTTATTTTAAAATTTTTTCATCGTGTTCCAGCTTTTCAGTTACCGCTAATTTTATGAAATCATTTATGCTTTTATAGCCTAATTTTTCGATGCGGCTTTTTGTACCTTTTATAAATCTACAGTTGACCCGCTCGAATTTATCATCATATTTATATATTGCTCTCCTTCTTGCTTCGCTTGTCTTTAATTCTTTTTGCTCCATGTTTTTTGCCCTCGCTTTCTTTTTATATATGTATATATGATAGCTTGTTTTGTGCCTTATGTCAACTCTTTCTATATATATGTTTCTTTTTGTATATTGTGCCTTATACACATTGCACAAAAAAGATTTTGCTTTGTGCCTTATATTTTAGTTAATTTGCATATTGATTTGTGCCTTACATTATGTTATTATATATACAACATAAGGAAAGCAAATAAACACATTGGAGGTACAAGATTATGGCAAGGACAGGACTTTTAGTTAAGTGGAAGAATGGCACTTTCGCGGATAACGCTATAGATGCGTTTGAAAAAAACAACATTCCGTGGAGATATTCGCATCTCGGAGCATTGGAATGTGACTACTTGAATTGCGGCTTGTTCTTTAAAGTCGAATTTGAAAATATCGAAAATGATATTTTTGAAATTTTGATATATGGAATTTAATAAATAGTAGAAAGGATGGTTAATTTTATGATTGAAAAAATAATGATACTGCACGAGTTGAAGCTTGCCGGGTTTGATATTTCCGCAAATCTCGAAAAAATGTATCAAAAATACGGGAAAGAAGATTTTCAGAAAGCCGCAAGAAATAGCGGTTATGGCTTTATTTTAAAGTGAAAGGATGGTTAATTTTATGGCAAAAATTAAATTGCAGGGAATAAGTCTGAGGTATGACGGCATAGCTGCAAAAGATTTTTACAACTTTCATCGGTCGCAATTTGACCGGTGGAAATATGGAGAAATAAAAAAGGTCTGGACAGATACAGACGGCAACACCTGCATCAGATACGCAGATGAAAAATGGTGGCATTACAATGTAGATAAAAAAGGAAATATAATTTTTTGGTGATTGAAAAATATCACTATAAAAGATATAATTATAAAAAATAAAAGAAAGGTTAAAAGGTGACTATTATGAAAAAAACTATTGATTTATTAAATGAGGCTATGGAGTTGGGATTTAGCAGAGAAAAAGCATTAGAAGGAATTGACGCTTCACTTGATGTGGAACTCGGATTTGAGAACAGAAAACCTCTTTTAGAAGAGAATATCAGTGAAGAACTTTATAAAGATATTCTTTTAGGCTTTGAATGTGAAGCAGAATAGAGGTAAAGCAATGAAAGTAGTTAAACTAAACGCTTACATGGAAACCGCAAGGTTTCCTGTAAGTTTGTCTTGCTCTCCTGAGATTTTGCCCTTGCCACCATTTTCAACAGTGTCAGGTATGGTGCATAACGCCTGTGGATGGCATGAGTACCATGATATGAATTTTTTTATATCAGG